TACCAGTCAGGGGACCACGGAGACCCGGAATGCGTGGCATGGGCATGGGCATGGGCATGGCAATGAATACAAACAAAATCGCGAGTCCTGGGTCTCAGAAGATGCGATTACGCAGAGTGGCAAAAGCAGGACGTAAATTAGAACGGAAGGCAAAGCGTGCGTCAAGGATGGCAAAGCGTGCAGCAAATATGGCAAGGCGTAGAGCAGGAGGGGCAATGCGTAGAGCAAGAATGCCAATGCGGAGAGCAAGAGTAAGAAGGGGAAGAAGGATGTAACCGATAAACTTCCTTAAGTGTCACTAATGATATATACATGGCCGCCGATTGGCGGCTATATTTATGTCATGGGTTAATCAGCCCATACTTCAAATTCGCTAAGAATGCATATATCAAAAAACCAACTCAACGAACTCACAGAGATCATTGAAGACACAATTGAATATTTTTGCGACAAAGAACAAGTATCTGGCCAATTGGCTTGGACATGTATTGAATGTTTAGCTTCTGCCAAACTTGCTGAATTAAACGGCGAACTGGCAGCAACTGCTTAATGGGATATACAACAAAAGAAATTGCGCAAGCATGCGTAGACTACGTAGTACCTATGTGCAATACACATTACAAAGACCGACTAGATGTTCTTGAAAATATGGCAGCATTAATCTCTAATGAGATATCGCGTCTAAAAAGTTTAGACCCTGCCCGAAATCTATAAAACAAATGCCGCTTAGCAGCGGCTCTAGTTCTCAATGCCTTTTAGGCAACAGTTAAATTTACACATTCTCATGACTATTCTTCAAGACAACACTGCAATTGTTTCTGATCTGGTTGCTGGTGGTCAGCAATCTGATGTCAGCATGATGTTTGGCGTCGGTGTCAACAAAGACAGCGATGCTGTGTTCTTTATGTATCGCGGCGATGACCAAGAGCCAGTTGCCCTCACTATTCCAACTTCTGGCAAGCCACTAACTCGCCTTGGCAATGTCAAGCTTACTGGTATCAATGTTGCAGAAGATGTTGGCACATTCAAATCAACCAAGCTCAATCTTTTCCTGACTACCAACTCAGGTACTGTCATTCTTGTTACTTCAGGTTTGACTACTCTTTGGTCCCAGTGCGTTCTCACTGGACTGATGGGAGCCTATGGTACAGGCAACATTGAATTGGCACTGACACTAGATACTTGGAAAGGTACATCTAAAATGAAGCCTTGCTTTGCTGCTATTCGTTCAGGCGATCTCAAGATGTCTGACACTGATATGTATGAGCAACTCAAAGAAGCACGTACTGATCGTGACAACAAAAAAGTAGAAGCCATCATGCGCGATTCTGTGTCTATTCTTAGTCACGCGATCACACCATCTACTGAAGAGACAATTACAGTAAACGAAGTAAAAATTGACGATAACAATAACGAGGAGCTTTTCTGATGGGTGCTACTTCAGAGCGACGAGCTCTTACTTATGAAGATAATGATGCATATGATCCAAACATCAATGTAGATGTCAATGAATATCTCATTGAGAATTGGCCAACCCTCACCTTAAAAAACAGAACATCAGTGTGGACTCTTTGTCAGAATGACGAAGACTTTGATTTAGATAGTATCTATAACCAAATTGATGATTGGGTCTATCAGCTTGCTGAAGACGACCCAAATGTTGACTTAGGTAAGGTTGATGAAAATGATGATGAAGATTACGAAGACGATGACGACGAAGATGATGATGATGATAGTCTTGAAGGATATTTAATTATTGATGTTGTCACTTATTTGACAGACAGATATCCACATATTTCTGAAGATCAACTTTTCGAAGTATCTGATCATATGAATAGTGATGAAGCTTTCAACGTAGATGTTCTTTGTAATTACATTGATGCATACGTAAAGCAGTACGCGACTGAAGTTGATAACACTATTGATTTAACAGAAACTTCGGATGAACCTAAATGAGCATTGACTCAATTGCTCAGCTCCAAACAACACGTAGGTATTTGACTTCAGTCCTCTTAAACCTGCCGATCCAAACAAAAGATACAAGTGTGGCAAGCCTTCTTGTCATGCTTGATCATTTTGTAGCCAATCCAAAAGACTATCTCGAACTAATCCAATGTCAGGAACAGTAATTGCTAATGACTATGACTTCCTCGATGTCGTATGCCTGTGCCACGCAGCACTGGCCCAAGACTCACCAGAAGCTCCTACGTTTTATATCAACCAAATACTCAACCTTATGTTTGGTTACCTCACTACTGATCAACGAAAAGAAGTCGAACTCTATCTTGCTGAGAAGAAGTATCTGCCTGAAGTAAAAATCGAATTAAGCAAATGAAAATCACAAAAGAAAATCAAGAATTCTTAGACAAACTGTTTGAAAATATCTTGAAGAAAACAGATACAGACATGATTGATCTGCATAATGATGATACATGTTCTGACCACATTGAGATTGAAAAGCTAGCAAATGACGATTGATTACGACATTAAATACATAGATAAAGAAGGTGACCAACAAGATTTTGTAGTCACCTCTGTTGATGCAAGAACAGCAATGAATAATTTATTTGAGCTCTGTCCAGATGCCAAAAGAATTGTTAGCTGTAAACCCCAACCAATGTTTAACGATTGATGAAACACACTCAATCTGAGATGGAAGCTATTGCAGTTTCCAAACCCACAATGCGACAAGTTATGCACCCTGAAAAAGGTGAACTTGTGCCACACCTTTGCTATGACGCTGAAGTTCAGTACAAGCGCAAAGAAAATCAAGTGCGCCTGATTATGTGCAGCACACTTGACACAGTAGATGTTGGCAATCCTGTCATGATTTCATATCACTCAGGCATGAGATGTTATCAACACACTCGACATGTAGTAACATCTAATGAAGTGAACTGTGCAGGTGGCTTTTATTTTACTGATGGTTCACCTGCTTAACATGCAGAACGGTCATGCATTTACAACTTTGGCAAATTGAAGCGCTCATTGAACTTGTAGAAGAACAAAAAAATACTCAAGCCCAAACACAGGACACTGTTATTTGGGACGACATTTTAGACAGACTTAATTCAGAGCTATTCAAACTATCTTCTTAAGAATGATGAAACAGTATCACCTTTATGTATTTTCACAAGACAAGTGTGCTCCTTGTGATCGCCTCAAGGATCACATTAAAACTCTCACAAATGACGAGCAGGCTGAGCTTGACTTTGTACCTCTTAAGACGCCCTCAGGCCAGCGTACGGCGCTTGCGGAGGAGTTATCGGTGGAACTCACACCAACGCTTGTTGTCGTCCATGAAACGGTCCAATGCGACTTTTCTGAAGAAGACGGCTACGAGTTCTGTGACCTAGAAGAAGAATCCGTAGAACGATTTGTTGGTGCTAACAACATCATCGAACATTTACAAGCAACTCTCGACGCTTATACCTACGCACACCCTGAATAATTATGTCTTGCAATCTGAGAAAAAATATCCTTGATGCACTTGAAGCGGATGCACGTGGTTCTATTGAAACAGCTCGGATGAATGTAGAAGTTTATCTCCACAATCCTGTTGGTATTGGCGAGCATCCAAATGTAATGGCTGCAATCCAAGAACAACTTGATGTAATTGCTGAACAAACAGAACGTATTGATGTCCTGAACAAATACTTTGAAGCATGACTGATAGCGAACGCGAGGAATTTTGCTACGACTTAGCAAATCACTTCCTTTCAAATGTGTCTAAGCCCGGCATTTACGCCATGGCAATTGACCGTATCTGCGACATGCTACTTAAAAAATCTGATGATGAGCTTATATCAATAGCTCCATCTTGTTTGGTAACAGTTCCCAAAAAAATAAAAAATAAACGTAACAAAGCAAAGCCTATTGGTTTCTAATGACAATTGAAAAAGAGTACACACATATTTTTAGAAAGAATGAGTAAAAAAGCAAACGTAATTGAAGCTAAAGGAACTATTTTTAAAGAAAGTGGTAACGGATATTTCAATGTAGAACTTGATGAACCGCAAGGACATCACTGTCTATGCCGTGCTTCAGGTCGATTAATTACAAGAAAAATTCAGCTACTTGTTGGAGACAGAGTCACTATTGAACTCTCTCCATTTGACCTATCTCGTGGTAGGATTACGCTTCGAGATAAATAGATTCTCGAAGTAATTACAGTAAATAAACGCGCATATATAAAATGAATCTCGGTGATCATGCACGGATTTTCCGTAAAACTTTTGGGCAGGAATGCCTAGATAATATTGCCAGTTGCGGCTTTATTAAAAAAAGGCTGTGGGATATGCAACTTGATCTTATAGAAGAAGAAGCTTGCGAATTGTTTGATGCTGCAGAAGATCTGATGGATAATCCTGACGATATAGATAAGCGAGTAAACCTTGTCAAAGAACTGTCTGATCTGGTTTTTGTTTGCTATCAACTTGCAGCAGCATTCAACATTGATTTGGATGAGGCAATGGTTCGTGTATTCGACTCTAATATGAGTAAACTAGATGAAAACGGACAAGCAATCTTCAGAGAAGATGGCAAGGTTCTAAAAGGTCCAAACTATCAAAAGCCAGATCTTAGTGTCTGTGTTCCCAAAGTTTCTACTAAAAGATAATCACAAATGAGTAACAAAGCAATTGCCCGCACAGGTCGTGTCCAGAGCTGGATTGACAATCCCAGTAACCGATTGCCTGTCAGCTGCACAATTTTCAAACCAACTGATTCGATGGAAGGGCCAAACGGTCTTGAAGCGTCTTGGAGGTTTGTAAGCCACGCACTGCGATATGGAGCAGGTGTGGCAGTCCACTTATCTGGCTTGTGTGCAAGAGGATCCGAAAATGGTAAAGGTCTTGTTGCAAGCGGCCCCGTATCTTTCGGCAAAATCTACTCGTGCTTGAATGAACAACTGCGTAGAGGTGGCGTATACAAAAACGGCGCTGTGGTTCTTCACCTTGATCTCTCTCACCCGGATGTTCTTGAGTTTGTAGAAACTCCACGCAGCGATTTGCCTTGGGCAAAACGTTGTATCAACCTCACACAAGAAATGTGGGATCAATCTACTGATGAAGTTAAGAATGCCGTACTTGCAGGTATTGCACGTGGCGATATCTGGCTTGCAAAAGTTCGTTGGAATCAACATGGACGCAGAATTTACGCGAATGTCTGCCTAGAGGTTTTTATTGAGAGCCGGGCGACTTGTTTACTTGAGCACATTAATTTAGCCGCATGTGAAGTAGAAGAAATTCCACAAGCATTTGTCGACGGCATGAATGAGCTTATTGAACTCCATGGTAAAACTGACGTAGATCGCAGTGGTGAATATCTTGCACCTGAAGTAGATCGTCAAGTTGGTTTGGGCATGCTTGGCCTCGCGAATCTTCTTTCATTAGAAGGGGTTACCTATGCAGAATTTGCTGACGCACTGGATTTACACACAGGCAGCTTCCCAGAAAAACCCGTGACTCGTGCCGCATCTAAAATTGTAAAAGCAATCGATGAAGGTATTAAATCAGCTGCTGCTATTGCACGGCTGAATAACATGGATCGAGCTTTTGCTATCGCTCCTACCGCATCTTGTTCTTATCGTTATACAGATCGAGCAGGCTATACGACAGCCCCCGAAATCGCACCACCGATCGGGCGCACAGTTGATAGGGACAGCTCAACCTTTGGTGTCCAACAGTATGACTACGGGAATGTTGAAACGGCTGAAGAAGTCGGATGGGATTCCTATAAGCGTACTGTTGATGGCATCATGAGTATTCTGCAAGACACTCAACTTGCGCATGGTTACAGTTTTAACTCTTGGAGTGACGTTGTGACCTATGACGAAGCATTCATTAATGAGTGGCTTAAATCGCCTCAAACAAGCCTTTACTATTCATTGCAGGTAATGCAGAATACACAGGCTAAAGATGATGCTCTAGCTGCTCTAGATGGCGACTTTGGAACCATGTTTGGTTTCCAAGATGAGTCTCACGATGAAATTATTGACCTGTTCAATGACCCCTCAGCCTGTGTTGGCTGTGCTGAATAAACCTATTATTTATACCAATGAAAGCCGAAACTCCTTACATCCACCTCCATGAACGCAAGCGTACCTGGACTCCTGTCCAAGTTGACGCTGGAAAACTTTTAGATGGCGGCGAAGAAGTCATCCAACGAGCACTCTCTTTACGTTGCTTGGAAATCCCTGTTGGTGACTTTATTCAAGACGCCATGAAAGGAGATCTGCCTGACGTAAAAGGATGCAAGGAGCTGCTGGAAAGTAATGTAGAAGATGAAATCAAACATGATCTTGCCCTTAACTTTGCGGCAGAAGTGCATAAAGTACCTACTAAATTCGAGACAGAAGCAGCACACATCTGTAAAACATGGCTTGAATTAGATCGGCACCCTGTACTTAAAGCTGTAGTTCTTGAGCGTTCTGTCTTTTTTGTCTTGCTTCCAATTTTTCGATTCCTCGGAGATACAGGATTGAGGACAACTTCCGCAGATATTTCACGAGACGAGCAGACCCACGTGGCGGCTAACACGCTTGTATGTGAGCAGCTTGGACTTAAATCTGACAAAACCCTCAACAATCTCCGCCGCGCTACGGTTGCGTGGTGCCTTCAGTCCCTTAAAGGGGAAGCTGATCACAGGCACCTCTCCAGCAACTTCTGGCTTTCAAGTTCAGATTCTTTGTACTCAAAAGGCAAAGCTGAGAAATTAATTGAAACAAGAGCATCACGTATGCCTGCGTTTTTTGAAACCAGTAGCGTCAACCTGCCTCAATACGCATAATTTATTAATACATGCCTACTAAAATCCAGATCATTGAAGAAGGTATCTGTCCTGATACCTTCGATGACAAGGATCTTCCTACTGATGTTCACATTATTACCTTCACAAAAGATGGTGAACGTCAGTTTGATGCTGTGAGAGCTTACTCTAAAACTGATATATTTGATGAATATTATGACAAGTTAGGCAAAGATAATACAATTCATTCAATAGAATCTGGTTATGGCCGGATTAAACCAAAATTATATGGCAAAATCAAAAGCAAAGACAAAGAGTGATCACATTTCAGAGCTCCTTGCACGTATCGAAGACAAAATAAATAAACTCACAATCAAACAGCTCAAAGCTTTACACATTAAACACTTTTCGCAAAATTAATGCACACCGCTAAACTTGTGTGGGTAACTCCTGATGCAGAACAACTCATTGGGAAAATTGCTCGCGTTTCAAATCCAGCAAACGAGGATAACCCCAATGTCGAAAAACTCATCCGATATCTCATCAAACACAAGCACTGGAGCCCGTTTGAAATGGCATCCATGTGCATCGAGATTAAGACTACACGCGCTATTGCTCCGCAAATCCTGCGTCACAGATCCTTCTCATTTCAAGAGTTCAGTCAACGCTATGCGGTTGCGACAGAAATAAATGTCCCTGATCTTCGCCGTCAAGATATGAAGAACAGGCAAAACAGTATTGACGACTTGCCTGAAGAAAAAGTTGAGTTCCTCCAACAGCAGATTGATAATCATTATCGGAGTGCTATGGATATTTATAACAGTATGCTGGACAATGGGGTGGCAAAAGAATGTGCACGTTCAGTACTTCCTATGAGTACAGCAACTCGTTTATATATGTCTGGGACGATTCGTAGCTGGCTCCACTATGTGGACTTGAGAGCTGACAATGGTACACAACGAGAACATATGCAAATTGCTAGAGCCATTGGAGATATTCTTGCGGATCAAGTTCCTACTGTTGCTCGCGCAATGTGGGACTGACGCTTAATATAAAGACTGGAAAAACTAAACAGTCATAATGAACTTTATTGCTGCAACGATTGAATTACGATCCTTTATATCAGATCCGATTAATGCTTACGGGCTTGACTATCGCGGTGCTGATGCTGCTGTGCCCTCTGGTAGTGGCTCTTCAGAGGTCAAACTTAGAGTCCTCTGCTATGACCGCGAAGGAGCAAAGCTTTCACTCTTCAAAGATTGGAAGCCAGGCACAAGAGCACTGATCACTGGCAACCTTGTGTTCTCTGATGACACAAGCAAGCCCCTTGATTTGATTATCACCACTATTGAACCTGGCATTCCTGATTCTGTTTACTGTAATCAGGTTGTATTGGGCAATGCATTCTTTGCAGCTGATGAAATTAAAGAGCGTAAGAACAATCAAGTAGCAGTAAAAATCGGAACTTCGCTTGACAATTCTGACATTGTTACATGGCTATTCCTTGAAACTCATGAATCTAGAAAGAAAAAACTTACAGATCGAATCCGTAAAGGACGGCCTATCTGCGTGCAAGGCTACCTCCGCGAATATCGCAAGGATGACAATGACAGCCCTTATCGAGCCATTGTCGCATCTGATTTTACGACTCGAAAAGATCGAGAAAAAACTAGCAGGAATCCACAAACGAACGGTTCAGCGGCGGGTTACACAGAGGTTGATCCAACGCCGGATTATTGATCGAGAGATTCACCTAGCTAAAAATCTACCTGGCTGGGATGCTCCTATTTACCAATATTTCCAATAGGATACATTTGGTTTATGCGTTGCATTTCCTCAGACGTAATAGGACCACCAGGAATATCAAACGTAGGATCATAGTTTCCATCAAAGTCAGCGAATCCATGCGGTCGCTGATTTTTTTGTGTACCTGGATAATATGGCAACTTCATCAATCCACCATTATCCTGTCCAGGATAGTAAGGCATTTGTTTATTTTCACTCTTGTCTTCTAGTCGATAAAGAAAATCCTTCAAGCCGCCTGCTTTCCTTCCTGTAGCTGCCCCAAGCAAACCACCATTCATAACTATGTCAGTAAGATCAATGCCAAGCGCACCAATTAAACCACCAGAAATATCAGCTAAACGCATGATTCATAAGCTCACATTTTAGTATTGTACAACTTATAGTTGTTATGTCTTAGATAATTAGATATGACATTGCAAGTATTACCTCCTGAATTACTTCAACAAAACAAAGATAAAATTGAAACTAAAGAACCTCAGCCTTATTGGAAACCAAGCAGCCTCAAAGACGGTGAAAGTGAAGAGTTTCGACTACTTGGCTGCTATGAGACAGGCCACGCAATCATGGGTTGGCAATATGCAAGCGAATCTCGGGGTAACGACGGCGAGCTTCGTTTTAATGGTTACGTGGTTACTCGTACCCACCCTGGTCAGCCTGATGATCTCGCCAGAGAAACCGATTGGTCCAAACCGGATCGACCAAAAATTGATGGCTCCTATGTCAAACCACGTAGGTTTCTAGCTTGGGTTGGAACATCAGCTACACGTGGCCGTCTCGAAGTCCTGTTCATTGAGCAGAAATCTCTGCGTGATCAGCTAACTGAAATTTTGCAAGAAATTGAAGACTACACATGGACTGAAGATGGACTCGCTAATTTCTCGATTAAGATTAGCCGTAAGGGAGCTGGTCTGGAAACTTCATACAGCATCTTACCGAAGGTGCGAAAAGTTCCACAGAAGATCGTGGATCAATGGGCATCTGAGAAAGATTCCATATGGCTTCCTAACTTCTTTGAAGGGAAAGATCCTTTTGATGGAAAGCAAGTTGATGAAAAAGGTCTACCTGCTGGTGGAGTAGATAAACGTGGCAGCACCGTTCTTACGACTAAAGCTGCAAAAAAAGAAGAACCTGAAACTGAATTCTAATGACAAACTCACTACAAAATTTACCTCCTGAAATGCAGGAGCGTATCAACCAACTTGTTGCAGGAGCAAAAGGTGCACAAGCACCTGCTCCCATTACTCGTCCGCCCTCGCTGATGGATCACACCATTGCACTACGTCAAGAAGTCGCTCAACTTTCTAATCAAGTTGTAGCTATGGGACAAGTTATGGAAGGTGTCGGTCAACTGGTTGGAGAGCTTTACCAGCTCTTTCAAACACAAACCGCAACTACAGATTACAGCTCAGCGTATCAAGAGAACCAGGAACTAGAGAGTGACTACTGATAAACCTTATAGGATTCAAACATCTGCCGGACATAGAAAGTATCTATGCTCCGGCATTTATATGCCAAGTGTAACCACTGTACTGTCTGCTACTGAATCAGAAAAATCTAAAGCAGGTTTACGTACATGGCAAAAGAATAATCCGGGTGCGCTAGAGGAGGCATCTACTCGCGGCTCGGCTATTCACCTTGGTTGTGAAAATTATCTTCGAGGGTTGGATCCAAATGTACCTGATCAATATCAAGAATTTTGGAACGGTATCTCGACATATCTGGATTGGTTTGATACAATTCATTGGTCAGAGCGTCCTTTACGTCCTGACTGGAATCACCTTAGAAGCGACGATAAAGAAGTGGCTTATGTTTGGAGTACCGAACACCGGTACGCTGGTTGCCCTGATCTCATTGGTGAAATCGGTGGTGTACGAGTCATTGCTGACTTTAAAACTAGTAACGCTCCTTACTGTGCGACTTTTCCCGATCGTGGTGACCGCATTGGTTTCGGTGGTTATCGCAAATATACGAAGTGCGCTCAGCAAATGGCGGCCTACAGGTACGCGTTGAATGAGCGAACGGGTTTTCTTTGTGATGTAGCACTTATTATTGTGACTACACCTGAAACAACGCAGGGGATATTTATCGATGGAGATCAACTAGCTCTCCACGAATCACGTTTTCTAAAACGTTGTCAACAATTTCATGAAATAGATAATGAAACTACGGATTGCAGTCAACAAGAATTGCAAGAACAAACAAACTAAACCTGCCCGTGATTGGCAAAATATTAATGAGACGATTGAATGGTTACTTGGATGGGTTCAGCAAGGATATGGATGGTGTGCAACGCACTTTCAAGGCAGGCATCGTAAAGCTGAAAATTCGGTAGGTTCAAACGTTGTCGTTATTGACTTTGACGGAGACACATCGCTTGCTCGATTCTGGTCTACTGATACTGCAAGGCATTGGTGTGCTGCTACCTACACATCTGCAAGCCATACAGAGCAAGAGCATCGCTTTCGAGCACTCTTTCCTCTGGCGAGACAGCTCAATAGCTCTGCTGAGCACCGTGGTGCGTACTGGTTAATTGTCAATCGACTACTTGCCGAGCTAGAGCTCCAGGAGCTTGCCGACAATTGTGGACAAAAACCTGAGCGGCTGTGGTTTGGCAATTCAAAAGCCGAAGTTCAAACCAATAAAGAGTTTGAACCTGTCCCTGATTTTCTGCTTGAAGATATTGCTTATGAAGAGGCATCAACTTTCAACAGTTCCAACGTAACTGACGTTGACATCAAACGCTGTCAGTGGCTCTTAGAAAGCTTCCTGCGCCCTTCAGATGATGGCGAGTATGAAACTTACTACGTACCCATCATGGCCGCTTGTGCAGGCATAGGTGAGCCTATGTTTGATTCATGGGTAGAGTGGGTCCTCAAAGGCCATCACGGAGAGAAAGATGAGAATATTCAACCATTTAAGTGGCGAGGTCTCGGTAACTATTCAGGTCACACTACACTTTATTCGCTTGCTAAAAAGCAAGATCCTGACTGGGCTAAAAAGCTGCCCGATAATCTAAGGTTTGGTGCTCTTGGAGCAGCCGCAGGTTATACAGAGTTTGATCCCATTCATAACTTTGATGAATACATTAATACGATGGAGCCAAAGATGCAGCCAAATGATATTGAAGTCGAACCAATTCCAGATACTCAACAAGTTAAGCGCAGAGGTCGTCCTAAGAAAAATTCAGATGACCTTGCTAAAGAACGCGAGAATGATGTCTCTAAAGTAAAAGACATCTTGCATGACCTACGCAAGAATGAACTGACTAGCGCAATTGAATACACAGATAATCAAGGCAAGACTGTTGCACTGCAAGGTAATGATCTAGACCTGATGACAGTGAAGGTTGCCTGTGAGCACGGTATCTTCATCCCTGAAGCACGAATTAAAAGCGCAATTCAATATGCAGCTGCTAAAAATTCTTACTGCCCTATTAAACGTTATCTAGAGCAATGTGCTGCAAAGTCTGAGCCACATCCCGACTGGGAACGTGTTGGCGAAGTCTTCCTTGGCAACCGCCATAAGATTGCCACTACTGCAATGCAGCGCATGATGATCGGTGCTGTGGCAAGAGCATTCAATCCTGGATGCTCAATGTCCTGGCTACCTATCTTGGTTGGACCTCAAGGTGCTGGCAAATCAATGTTTGCTCGCTGTCTTGTACCCCAAAACCTTTTCTCAGAAATTACTACACCGCTAGAAACTCTGATGAAAGAGCAGTATCGGCTGCATGTTGCGTGGGTCTTAGAGTTGCCTGAGATTGATAACTACTTCAATGCTCGCAATATCGAGAACTTTAAAAACCTTGTTACTACACGTGTTGATGAAGTTCGCTTTCCATATGCATCATTACCTAGTAAGCTAGCTCGTAGGTTTGTTCTGATTGGAACAACCAACCGTAACCAGTTTCTTGTTGATAGCACTGGCAACAGGCGCTTTGTTCCACTCGAAATTGGTGCAAATTTCCAGATTCCTTGGAAAGAGTTAAGTACGCAGCGTGATCATCTCTGGGCTGCTGCTGTTCACGCCTATAGAAACGGGCAGGGATACGAGTTCAATAGTGGTGAGATTGCTGCTATTGCAGAGTACATTCAAGAGTTTGGTGATCCAGACCCTTGGCTGGACAAAGTTGCTACGTATGTAGCTATCCGTGATGAAGTATCAGCAGCTGAGATTTTGACTAATGCACTTGAACTTGATCCAAGAAGTCAAGGGCGTAGAGAAGGAAGACGTGTAGCAGACATTCTTCAATCCATGGGCTGGAGACGCCTGGTAACTACACGTAAAGATCCACTTACAAATAAGCCTAAATCTGTTCGTATTTGGCAACGTCCTAAAAATGATCCACTTACTGAAGATCACATTTTGAACGACTTCTAACTACACTGAAGTTACGAAAACATATATTATTCAGATACAATGAAAGCCAAAGATATCAACATTGGGCAACGTGTCGTCGTTGCTCCTGGAGAACGGATTGCACTTGTTGTCGGTACTCCTGAGTACTACACTCCGCGTGCTCAACTAGTACGAATTAAGTACGAAAATAGTACTCGTTATGAGTACAAGCTAAATCATCAACTCGAACTTCTTCCTATTGAGCAGCAATATGCAACTCACGGAGGTCACTACATTAAACCTGATGGTGATTTTTGATGTCTGAGTCTAAGCCAAGCCGCAAAGTTGGTGGTCATGCATACGGGAGACGCAATCTAAATCTCTCCAATACTGCCGAAGAAGGAACACTATGTATCTATAGCGGTCATTCGATTGGTCGGTTTAGCTCAACTTCAATGCGCTTTGATAGCCATCAAGCTTGTGTTCGCTGTGTTGCAGCTGCTAGAGAAGGACGTATGTCTTTTGACATGAATCGTCTTCTAAAGAAAGAACAAAAGCGTGCACTTAAGTTCTGGTCCAAAGTTGACATTGGTCAACCTGACGAATGTTGGGAGTGGCAAGGCTATAAGGCTCCTGGCAATGGTATGCCGCAGTTTCCTTGGAGACGGCCAGGCATAAGTAGCAGTACCCAACATCATCCTCAAAGGGTTGCTATGTGGTACACCTGGGGCGATCTTGGCTACACAGGTGTCAAAACTACATGTGGCAATAAGTATTGCTGTAATCCCTTTCATCTAATTCCACAAAAAATTGGCGTGTTTGTTGATCAAGATTCTTATTTAGAAAGCTTTGAACTAGCTTGTGAGCTTCACACGCTTAAGCAGCAAGTTGCTGAATATGCAATTGAACAAGCTATAAAAGAGCAGGAAATGATGGCCAATTCTCAAGAGCTTGATGATCGTGCAAACTTAGTCTTTGCGCCTAACTCAGGTTTTTCAGATCGGTGGGAAGCAGTTGTAGACGATATGCTCAATGGTAGACACTCTAGTCAATTTAATTCTCCACCAAATAAAGAAGATGGAGATGAAAACTCCACAAACAATACTTAATTAACTTATCCTAAATAGAGAGTCATTCCATTATGTCTAGACGTTCTGATCTAATTAAACAATTAATTGCTTCAGATAAACTTGGTCCAGAAAAGGAGCAAGAGCAGAAGTTTCTTATGGCTACTGCTGATTTGATCCTCACCGATCTTATTGAAATTACTTTAAATGGAGTCGAGAATCATGGTCCTGGTTCTCTTGTCATCAATTTATTGAATGACTCTACTACTTATATGTGGTCAGAATCAATTGAATTTGATCTTCGAGTATCTGAACGTGAAAACGATGAAGACGTAGCTGAATTTCTTAAAAAGCTTTTACAGAAGATCAACGAAAATGACTGGACTCAAAACGTGCTTATTACATTGATTAGTGATGCTGGAACAAGAACATTTGCAGTCGAAGCAGGTGGGAGCCAAGAAAGCCTTAGAGCGGTCGCAGAAGAATTTATCGGATAAACTCGCTGCAAAAGGTCTAAAGCTTCCTCTCTATCCAACTCCTCAGCTCATTGACCGAGCTAGAGAAGTTATGGGAAGTATTGACTTCGATCCAACTTCTGATCCTGTTCAGCAAGTATTGGTTGATGCTACCTCTGTACCCAGTATCGAAGTAAATGCACTTCAAGAGCACTGGCATGGCAACGTATGGGTTGCTCCAAAGGGTGCTGTAAGAGATTGTCGCATCTGGCTCAATAAAACCATTAGCGAATATCGTAATGGTCATATCAAAAGTTTTGTTTTCTTTAGCAGTGCTTCTGAACTTTTACGTGCAGCGCCTGTTGTTTGGGACTATCCCATTTGCATTCCATTCAAACGTGTTAAACAGCTCCGCGCTACTTCAGAAGGCTTCGAGTCTGTATGCCCATCCACATGGAATTTGATTATCTATGGACCCCCAATTCAACAAGCACTGACAGATATTGACAAAGTATCTTTGTTCTATAACAGCTTTAGAGATATTGGTCGAGTAATTTATAGCGAGTATGCAGGAGATGGCTGGCAGAAAGACCTTGAGTATTATGAAGAAAACAAAGGTAATATCTGATGAGTAAGCATATTGCTCAGGATTACTTTTTCTTGCTTCCATCTGAAAGCAAAGTTCATCCATGTCGTCTTATCACTAAAGACGGTACTTTAATGTGGAAACACGCCTTGCTTTATCAAAACTCTAACTTGTCCTTACCCAGTTCTGAAGCACATGAGCAGCACATAATAAAAACTGCTCAGCGCCTAGAGGAACTGAACAGTTGGGTATCCCAAGGACTAGAGCCTTGGGAATGTTTTTCAATTGAAGCGTGGTATCAACCTAACGAGCCTGAACTATGTGAAGGTATCTCTGCCTACTTTACGCATACAACTCATGATCTTAACTACACATATACAAATTTATTGCCACACATCCAAGATCATGAGACTCTTCAACTACGCAATAGATATCTCTACTTCCGCCGTTGTTGACAACAAGGCCGCTTATCTGCGGCTTTATTAGTTTAACGAATCAATCAGTTTATTGAGATACCATTTTGCCTTTTCAGCATCTTCTTTACTGTTCTTTTTGTGCCAGAGTCGAAGCATATATTTGAGAACTTGTCCCTGAAGAAAGCCCAAGAATGGAGACGGAGCGTTAATAATTGAGTCCTCAATAACTTCAATAGCTTCTACTCGACCTTGAGTATAGTGCGCAGGACTATTTACCATATCGTGTTCTGTATCAACTTTAAGAAGGTCGTGAACGTATTCTGAAAATTCTTCGTTTTTAAATGATTTGATGTTTTTGTCGCCCATTATTGCTCACATCTGATTTAGTCACTTCCTAATATAGAGTCAATAGATTAGCGATGTGGATATGCCCAGCCCTAAAGGTGACCCAACTTTCATCAAGAATAAAGACAGGTATTTTATAAACGTGGCACAGGCTATAGGTCGGGCATCAACACACCCAAAATCTCCTGGAGGGTGTATTATTGTGCGTGACCGGGAAATCATTGGTAATGGCAGAAGCTTATTAACAGACAGCAAAGTTGAGATTGATTGCATTTCATATGCAGTAGCCGCCGCTGCTAAAGCTGGCACTCCAGCTATAGGCGCAGTTATATACAGCACGAGATACCCTTTCTCTACTTCTATCTTCCAAGCCCACATGATGGGTATCAGGAAGATTGTGATTCTCGCTCACGAGTGGGAACCTTACTACCGAGAAGAGTTTAGACGCGCTGGACGATTGGCAAGAGAACTTCAAGTCTCAATCGAGCCAATCTTTTTAGACGAAGATCCGAGATTTACAAAAAATACTAATGACAGAAACATTGATCCAGTTCTCTTCCCAGAAGCGAACCCGTTCTCGCCAGATGAATATGATCCAGACAATGCAACAGATACCTTCGATGAATAAACAAATTATTTTTGACCTTGAATCTACTGGCTTATTACGACAAGGATCTCGTATTCACTGCATCGTTATGCGTGGTGGTGATGATGGGAACACTTCTGTGTTTGACAACCGCCCTGATCAATCAATCTTGCAAGGCATTCACGAATTAGAGCAAGCCGATCTTTTGATCGGTCATAACATTATTGGATATGACATACCTCTTATCCAAGAACAGTATCCTGAGTTTGTCCCCAAGGGGCAGTGTCTAGACACCCTCGTTCTTAGCAGACTGTTCTATCCACACATTGCAGACAGAGACTACGATCGTCGTCCACACGGAATGCCACAGCGTCTGTATGGACGCCATAGCCTTGAAGCTTGGGGTTATCGCCTTAAGTGCTTCAAAGGTGACTTTGGCAAGCACGAAGGCAATTGGTCTGTATATACACCTGAGATGCTTGATTATTGCATTCAAGACACCGAAGTAACGCTCAAGCTTTGGGCACTAATGAAACGACGTATGGAGGATTACTCATGACTACTACACCTAAAAAAAGCGACCCTTTGACTCACAAAGAAGTTGCAGCTGCTGCTGATATTTTCTTTCCACTTTTTAACGAAGTTTTTAGCCGTATGCCAGATGGTTCTACGACTGAAGACACATTGAAAGTTATGGAATCTGTAGCAAAGCTTGGTCACAAAAATCGTGCTGACAAGCTTTTAGAAGAAAAATCGCTTGCTTTTGGATTTAACAAGGAGGATGACGAGAATGCTTGATTGTGTATTGCTCGAAATGCGTATGGCAGAAATCATGTCACAACAAGAAGCTAGCGGCTTCCGGTTTGACGTATCTGCTGCAGAGCGAGTACGGGGTGAACTTCAAAATGAAGTTACCCAACTTGAGCAATCAATTCAATCACGATATATCTATGTACCCGGAAAGGTATATACACCTAAACGAGCAAACAAAACTAAGGGCTACGTAGCGGGTGCTCCTATGACAAAGCTGCTGGACTTCAATCCCACCTCGCGTCAGCACATTGCCTGGGCACTGCAGAACTTCCGTGGTGCTCGCTTCACCAAAGTGACTGAGACCGGTAAGCCCAAAGTTGATGAAGCAACTCTTTCAGAGATGCGTGACCTTGCACTAGCTCAGGACAACAAGCTCCTGCATGAAGAGTGTGAGATGTTCATCCGCCTGTTGACCCTACAAAAATGGTTGGGCCAACTGTCTGAGGGTACAAACTCCTGGTTCAACACAATTGAAGATGATGGCTGTATTCATCACAGCTGCTCTTTGGCTACGCAAACAGGCCGCAACGCGCATCGTGGTCCCAACCTCGGGCAAGTTGTGAGTGCACCGTGGGCACGTCAATTGTTTGTTCCGCATCCTGGCCATGTCATGGTCGGAGCTGACTTAGAAGGCTTAGAGCTGAGATGCTTGGGTCATTATCTATCCGTATACGACGAGGGAGCATTTGCCGACGTTGTATGCAATGGCGACATTCATCAGCAAAATGCTGATCGTGTGGGATGTACACGTAAGGAAGTCAAGACAATTTGCTATGCCTTTATCTATGGAGCTGGCGACCAAAAGCTCGGCCATAGCTTGAATCCTGCATTGTCTGATGCACAAAAGAAGCAGCTAGGTCAAGAGCTACGGCGCAAATTTCTTGACGCTATTCCTGGATTAGAGCCACTTATTGATGCAGTTAAGCAAAAGGTTCGTGCAAGCGGTCGTCTTCGAGGTCTTGATGGGCGTCCTATTTTTTGTAGAGCAGAACATAGCTCCCTTAACTTTTTACTCCAGTCAGCTGGAGCCATTCTGAGCAAGCGTTGGCTAGTAGTCGGACAAGACATGCTCGATAATGCCGGACTGACCTACAACGTTGATTACACCCGTTGTGCTTACGTCCATGACGAACAGCAGTTTTCAGTTGTACCCCAAGAAGTTGATAGGGTCAAAATGTTGCTAGAAAATTCAGCACCTAAGGCAGGGAGTTACTACAACTTCCGTGTACCTATTACTGCATCTGCAGATCACGGTGCAAATTGGGCCGCTACACATTGATACAATAGTGGTTATGGATAATCCAGAAAACCACTTATTTAATTTTCAAGTAGATGCTCCAGCCCTGAAGCTTTTAGTGAAGGGCATGCGGTATTACTTAGAAAAGTGGCCTGGTGGCGATGCTCAAGAACAGGTTGCCATACAAAACATGCTGTACGAATTAAATAAAGCTCATCTAGAATTAGTGTTTATAGAAAACGAGTAATATTATGAAAAATCCAATAAAAATTACTCCTGAAACCTACAAGAAAATGAACGAGCTTTTCGAAGCAGAAGGAGTTGATTTGCGTATTGAAGTTCCTACACAACAACAGATTGATGAATGGCAAAAACAAAAAGAATGTTCGCCGTAAACTAGTAGTCATTGTTACACTATGAATATACGTTCATCTCAACACATTTGAGACGCAAGTAGGCTTCGGCTGAAGGAACGGGAAATTTCTACACTATGGAGGTTTCCAATGAACACACTCAATATCATCAAGAAGCAGATCGAAAAAGCATCTGCTAAGCATGATGCTCAGATTCATCTGACTCGCTATCGCGGTCACGATTGCAAAGTCCATGAATCTCGTCAAGAGATGCATGGCACTTACTGCTATCGAGGTCGTACCTATACAAAGTGAATACATTATTTGATGTCCGCTATAACGACGGAACTATTATCGAAGGGCTGACGTTTGAAGAAAGTGAGAAGCTATTTTATAAAGCTTTGACAACTGACAACGCCTGCTCTGTATATCCGCAACAAACAACTGAATACTTTAGTCCCCGCTAATGCGGGGTTTTTTTATATCTTTCTACAATAGATAGATGGTAAACATATTAAATAGATGCGTAAAGCTGGTGAACTTATCGCGCAATATCTTAGAGAAGGTAAATTAGCAACTAGTCGCAGTAAACCTATTGGAACTGGCGGTAATGCAGTTGTTTATGAATCCGATATTCCAGGCAATGTAATAAAACAAGGGCATGTACCCGACGATTCTTTTCCTGGTAGATCTTTAGAAGATGAAGTCAACTTACAAGCTATTGCTGCTGAAATGGGAATTGCCCCAAGTGTTGTAGCCTTAGAAAAATTTCCAGGTGGAATTGGAAACAGAATTGAGATGAAAGATATTAGAAATAACTTTGAAACACGCGGTGATGAAGCTTTACAATTTCCTACTGGCATGGATGCTGTGCGTGTAAATCAGCAGCTTGGTCAGCTGGCTCTCAAAGGAGTTCGTTTAGAAGATAGGCATAACGCTAATGTTGTTTATAACAAAATGACTGGCAGACCGATGCAACTTGACTTTGGCATTGCTGGTCGAGTTGAAGGATCAGAGCAGGCCGCATGGCTCACTCATGTGACTGCAGAAGGCTTTGAAGCTGCTGGTCTAAATGATGTCGCAAGCATCTACCGTGCCACCGTTATGGATCTCTTAGAAGGCGGAGATGTTTCTGACGCTATGGATGTTGCCAAGCAAGGATTTAGCCGATTACAGAAGATTAAAAAGCCTTTAGAGAGTGCTTAAATTTAGTCT